CCAGATATCTGCGATGAACTCATCATCTACTCTCTTGTTGGTATCAGGCGACAGGTTATCGTACCAGCCTTGTAATCTATCGAGACTATTATCATCCCCATATCCATCAATAATTTGGCTGCCTCTTGGAGATCCTTTTTCTTGCTCACTCACTTCACTCCTCCTAATAGGGTTGATAACTCTTGTGGTCCGTGCTGTAAATAAAACTCATTGATATCCATACCAAGCGGTAAGTTTACTATCTGAGAGTTGATAACTTCAGATGCAACACGCTTGGAAAACTCTGCTCCTGGGTTGGTCCCGTCTTCTTTCAAATCATTATCGCCTACCACATAGACGGTATCAAACCCCGTCAATAACTTGGTGTAGTACGGCTTCCACGCTGCCACTCCTGGGACTCCCACTGCTGGGATACCCAAGATGCCAGAGATAATCACTGCATCTAACTCACCTTCAGTAATCACAATACGTGATGAGTCCACTGCTACATCAACCACGTTATACAGATGCAACTTCTGCCCTGTTGGTTGCCCATACTTAGGCTTGCCATCATCTAATCTTCTAAACTTTACACTCACTGCAATACCAAGAGCCGTGATATATGGAATGGATAGCCACCCCTCGAACTGTTCGTGACCAGCAGCAGGATCCACAACGGTTCCCAACATAAACTGGTCTGCAACTTCCTTAGATATTCCACGTCCTTCGAGATACTTTAGCGTTGCCTCGTCTATGCCTTGACTGTAACGTGTGACCGCTTCCAGTAACAATTTCGACTGCTCGTTTGACTGCATCTTTGAACTCCAAGTTCTCCTTCTCCATCACAATAGCGACAGATGACCCACCCTTACCACAGGTATGACAGTAATATAAGTTGTCATACGTATTCATTACTGCACTACGCCTAGAGTCATCGTGGATACAACACTTGACACTAGCGCTCTTGCCCTCTCTTACTTCCCCACCATAGTAGGAAACGATTACTGCTACGGGGATTGCGTCTGCATCAACGGAGCCTTTACTCCTCTTCGGACGAACCACCCTGGTCCAGTCTTGTGCTGACATCCGCAATCTCCTTCACACTTTTCGTGAAACTCTTTGGCTAGGTCAGTCTTACCAATAGTGTTGTGATGACCTGCCCAACAACAACTACTGCAAATCATCTTCTTCTCTTTCTTCTTCCTTCTCTTCTACCTCAGTTGGTTCCTCTGGTAGTGGTACATCTTCTGCTGTCCAGATCTTGCTAGTGGTAATGAACCCTTCAGGAACTGGCATCTCTACTCCTATCTACTAACCATTGATCTAGGTCTTGGATAACCCAAGCCTTCTCTACTCCGTGTTGTCTGCGTTTGACTATAACGAAGGCCAAAGGAGCAACCACTTGTCCTCTAGCCTTCGCATAGTTCTTTGCTTCTACCTGTGCTTCGTCCCAGAAGGCAGGAAGATTGAGTGACTTGCGGTTCTTGCATTCCAAAATATAGGTCTGACCTGCGATTATGGTAACGATATCGCCTTCGTCATTAGAGCCAGCCTTAGCAAGTCTTTCAGCAAAGTGACCTAGTTTGCGTAGATACTTCATCACATCGGTTTCAAACTTGGAACCTTTGACTTTGTTGTAACTACTCACCGTGTCACCTGTAAGTTCTGATGTAAGTACGCCCGTCCTTGGGAATCAGAGTCACCTATCTGACACGCACCAAAGTTTGTAAATAGTGTTGCCCACCGTGAAGCATCAGCATAGTGAGGACCAAACCGATTCTTCACGGCAGCAACCCGAAGCATTCCTTGGGAGGGGTCATAACCAAGGGTCAGAATGATGGCAGGTAATTGACTTACCTTTCCGTGTATGGCACGACGAGGAGGGGGCATCGTGGGAGATCCATACTCACTCTGTTCTGATACGTGATGAAGCACTAGCACACAGGCTTCGGTCTTGCGTGCCATATCGTGTAACTCCATCATAATTGCACGTAGTCCAGCCCATTCATTATCTGTTTCGGCTGCTACATTCATTAGGTTATCTATCACTATAAGTTCAGGTGCAATTCCATACAGTTCGATATACGCCTTTATCTCCATCTCGATATCATCGAGTGACGGACTGGAGTCAAAGACCCACTGTATGTTCTGCATCTTAGAAAGGTACTCTTGGTAGTGACGTGGATTCTTTTGTAGATTAGTTTCAACTGTCAGTTGTGAATGACCTGACAGATGAGCAGCAGTACGGATCATCACCGTTGCGGTATCTGTATCTGCTGAGAAGAAGAGTGTTGGGATGTTGGCCTTTATTGCATAGACCAAAGCAAACATAGACTTACCTGCATTGGGTGCAGCAGCAACCATACAGACTTGTCCTCGTCTGAACTTTACATTTACATCAGTGGAGACAAGAGATTTCCATACATCGGGTAGGGGCGTAGCCTTGACGTTCGTGGATTGCCACGCTCGTGAAAGTCTAAGCACTTCTCTCTTCCCTCTTTTCTGGTGGTAGAACTATTCCAAGTTTTCTTCTTATTGTTTGACGCTGACGAGCAGTGAGTCCTCCCCACATACCGTAGCGTTCTTTATTGATTCCCCATTCAGCGCATTCAGTTCGGTGACGACAGTTTCCACAGATACGTTTAGCGAGATTGACGTTCTCGTTTTTTCCGTAACCAGATAGATCTTCTGGGAACCAGTAATCGCCATCAACTTCCGCACAGAGAGGACTTTCGTACTCTCGTGGGTCGCGCACCTGGTTATCGAACCCAGATTGCGTCGCACTTGTCAGGCGCACCCTTCGGTGCAGCACACATCCAAGCCTTCCAAGGTCCTTTCGCACCATTGCCAGTACGGAATGACATCTGTCCGTGCTTGCATTCAGGTGTCTGTCCTTCTACTACCTGCGGTTTTGCTGGTGCTGGTGAGAATCCACCAGATGATACGGGCGCAGCAGAACGAGCGCCTGAGAATGATTGGCTAACGCTTCCAATGAGGGCGGAAAAGTCCTGCGCTGCAGTCAGCAGCGATTCTAGTTCCTCCTTGTTTGCAGCGTAGAGATTGATAAGAGTTCCATCTGGTGATTTGAAATTCACTTGGAACTTTGTTGATTCACTTGCAGCCACTATTTACCTCCATTATGTTTGACAGAAAGGCGCAGACTTTCTTTGCCTTCGATTGTAGGAACATAGCCAAGAAGTTCTTCGACCTTTTCCTTATTCACTTGTTTAGCACCAGCCACAGTAGACCACCGAACTTCTACTCCTGTGTCAGTGACACCGACTACACCAGCAAGTTCTTCTTTCAAAGAATCTTTTTGTGTAGTCAATTCTTTTATTTTATTATCTAATTGTAGATAGGTCAATGCCCTATCTGAAACTTCTCTGTTTTCGATTATCGGTAATTCAGTTTTTGTACGTTCTTTTTTTAGACCAACGCATCCCATCTCACCTGATGCGTCGTAGTATTTACAATAGAACTTACAGTAACTCTCATCCTTCTCTGGTTCTGGTGGAGTCTGTGACTCTTTGACACCAGCCAACCAAGATAGGGCTTCAAGCGCAATGGAAGAATCGTACTTCTCAGAGTGGACCTTTACATCGCGCTCGTCACCGTCTCGTGGAATAGCCACAAGATGCACATTGTGGACCTTCCCCAATCCACTTTGTTCTATGAGGTATCCGTAAGTATGTACCTGCCAGCGTTGCTGGAGGCTTGGAAAATAGGCAAGGTTCTTGACCTTGACAGTCTTCCAGTCGATCACATCACCAGTAGTGGGGATGAAGCAATCAACGTGTGCCTTCATTCCATTGTGTTCAACAGTGGCTTCAAGCATCACTTCTTTGTTATTAGCAAGCGCAGCCTCGATAGATGAATGGATTGCAGTACCCATAATCGCTGCGAGTTTCATCTCGTTCTCATTAGTCTCAGGCTGGTTATTCAATTTGTACCAAACCTTACGACGGCAACCACCTAACTCTGATGGTCCAACCTGTACCTGAGTAGAACGTGGGCGCTTGTTCTCTTTTTCGTGCAGCGCCTTGATAAGTAATTCTTTTGGATCTATCGCCACCGTGCATTTTCCCATCTTGTTATTGTGATATTGAAGAATAGCAGGTCTATCTGACAAACTCTAGCCATTATCACAAACGGTGTTGATTCATATTCGTGGTAGTAATTGATACCAATACCCCAGTTTTGTAGGCTATTAGGGTTCAAGTAGATACTCCACTGCGACCAATTTCTCCTCATCCCAACTCCTTCATTTGAATAACTAATTGAATCGGTGGGCAGGTATTGATGTCAAGCATTGATGCAATCTGAACGGCTTTCTCGGCGTGTTGCTCTACATTACCAATAGTGAGACGACCCATACGATCATAAAGATAACCGAGAGCATAAGCACCGCCACTACCGATTCCATAAATCTTATGGTCAGACTTGATAAACGATAAGTCCGTCGCGATATGGAATACATTCCCATCAAACGCGACAATGTAGTCGAATCCTGCTTCTTTATCTTTCGACGTTTCATACGGGTCATATCCATTCTCTTTGAATGCCGTGAGTATGGACGGTAGTACTTTCTTACCCATCCACTGCACGGGATCTGCACCTTTGTATACAGGTGGAGTCCAGTTATAGGAAAGGATATCTCCTGGTCTAGCATCACCGACAAGACCTAGTAGGTACTTGCCTACGTGAATAATCTTGGGAGTGGAACTACTAATAGTTCGCAGGTTGTCTTCAGTTATCTGACTATCTGCTGCTAGTACTGCTCTATCTTCTAACTCGATGGCTACTAATGTGGTCACTGGATAATGGTAATGGAAGATACGGCGTGTCGTGTCAGCGACACACTAATGGATTATTACAATATGAGCCGAAGGCGAATAAACGGCACCTGGCGGTGCCGAGGCCGAAGGCCGAGAGGCGACCGACCTTAGGAGGGAGCCGTGCAGAGAATGTGGTTCCGTCTACTTCGGCTGCTGAAATACAAGGATAGCCTACCGCCTATCACTGCTGCTGATCTACGCAGTCTAGGTCCAGTCCACGCTTGTTCTTGTGGCTGTACAGTCTTCTCCATCTTCGCTCAGTTTGATGACTACAACATATCCTGGTGGGCGCTAGATGCTACCTGTGCTAACTGTGGCAACCTAGTCCGTATCCCCTGCCCTGTGGATAAAGAAGAGAATAGTTTTTAGGCAACAAAAAATAGCCCCCCAGGATTTCTCCTGAGGGGCCTTTTGCCTCGCGCTATCTACAAACTACTCTGCTCCGCGACCAAAATCTTTAGCCGATGGATCGAGCCACTTCAGTACTGGTCCAAGGAATCCAGCAAGTGCTGCTGCTCCAAGGGTCTTTACATCAGTTTCTCCTGCTAGGTAAAGTGCAATAGCAGCAGAGGCTGCAGCACGAAACCACGTCAGCGATACTTGCTTTAGTGTTTCCATTATTTGCCTTTCTTTTGTTTGCCGTGAACCTTGCAGCAAGTACATACAGGTGCCATATTGACACCTTCTGCCACCTTCTTCTTCGGTTGAGGCTGCAGAGCAGCCTTGACCTGGTTCACAACTTTAGGTTGATTCATCCACCAAAACCAAGGACTAGTGTCATTAGCGCTATCAGCGTTGATAGAAATATGAAGATGTTTAGAGTGAGGGTTACTACCACTATAAGGCCTATTGCCAGACTTAGCCTTGAGGCGTGACCAAATTTTCTTATTGAAGATGAGGTAAGAAACCCTTTCATCTTCTTTGAGTTTTTCAAATATCTCGGCACAGTCAATACCTGCCTTTGGATCGTGGGTCAGGT